ATGAGCCTAGCTTAGACTACATAGCACAGGCTTGGGCAACCTACGATGTAGAAGATGGTGAGACATTAAATTTTGACCACGCATATGAAATGTCATGGTCTGCACTTGAATCTGAATTAGAATTTGAGGGATTACAAATGACTACTGAGTGGTGGGATAGAGGTAGAACATGAAACCATACCACAACGAGGGCTTCTTTAAGGCAGCACTGCTAGTAATCTTTCTACTTGTACCTCTGCCATACATCATAGGCTACCTAGCGTGGGGAGACCCTTGGGTAGCTACATACAAAGAGATGTTTCATCCTGACAGATGCAGGTATGAGGACAACAAGCATAACGTAATAGATAATTGTAAGGAGTAATATATGGTAGCATGGATACCAAGCCCACTGCACAACTACGCTGTAGAGTATGAGGGTGTAAGTTTCAATGACTCAGGTGTGAACACAAGAGTACGTTCCATCTACCTGTACGCAACTAGTGAACTGCACATTCGGGAAATACTAGCCGACTACAAAGTAATATCAATAGAAAAATATGAAGGGGAATAATATGAGACCTAGTGTAGAAGATAGAAAGAAGTACGACCTGGACCTATCCAAGAAGCCAGACTTCAAGGGAGACTTGAAGTTCGGTCATCAGATGGAAGATGAGGTTGAGGAAATGTTTTCTGGTAAGAAGATAGAAGTCAAGTCAGAGAAGGGTATGTGGCAGAGGACAGGTAACATAGCAATAGAGTATCAGAGCTATGGTAAACCATCAGGAGTTGAAGCTACTGAGTCAGACTACTGGTTTCACAACCTGTGTATTGATGGCAGCATTTATGCCACACTAGTATTTAAAACAGAAACACTTAAGAAAATAATTAGTTCACTCGATAGCGTAAAGAGTGTGAGTGGTGGAGACCACAACGCATCACGTATGTACTTACTAAACTTAAAGAAATTATTTTCAAGTGACGTATTAAAAACTTATAGGGAGAATAAGTGATGGTGTATCATGTACAAATAGAAAGAGAGAACGAAGTCGTAAGAGATTGGTATGGCAAAGACTTTTCTGCTACCATGAGCAAGGCTGACAGCATCACTCAGGGTGGTGATACACTATCTGTAGTCTGGGCATTGGAATGTCTTGATGGCTATGAAGATACAGACGAGGTGTTGTATCAAAGATACATAGATAAATAAAAATATACAGGGGGTTGCCACTAAATTAAGCCCCCTGTATAATTACTTTAAGTATTACATTAACTCCTACTACTTAAAGAAAGATAAACTTTATGTTTACTTTTAGAATACTTTAAGTATAACTAGGGTCTTTAACTAACTAAGGAGATACGATGGAATGTGATGACCCTTGTGACGAAATGCTGCCACCACTGAAACCTAAAGAGGACAAATGAAATATACACACAAAGCTAAACGTAAGGATGGTTCAACAGTGTACCGATTTAGCCCACCTAAAGATGCTAGGTTGGCAGGTGTAGTTGAACATCAAACTTTTAGTGATGGAAGAATTGCACGACATGAAATACCCAAACTCGTTAAAGTTGTTGATGACTTCAGGAAGGGTAATATCCTTGTCGGCAAGGTAGGAGTGACGAGTAACATTCGTCAGGTACTGACCCACTACTACAGCACAGGTCAGTACAACTCCAAATCTCAGGGTACGAGAAAGTCTTACAGGAATACTTTTAATAGGATTTGTGAGACTAAAATATTTAGTCGTGAGTTAGGAGATATAACAGTTAAGTCTTTAACTTCTTCACACTGCATAGGACTTTATGATACGTGGGCAAGGACAGTGAGTGTTGACCATGCTAACCAACTTTCAAGAGTGTTCTCAGTACTACTAAACTTTTGTAAGGATATAGAGTTAATAGAATCAAACCCAATGTCTAGGGTTAAGAAGCGTTCTCATGTACCACGTTCAGAAACTTGGGAGAAGAAAGAGGTTGAGTTATTTATTACAACTGCCTTCACCCAATTCAAGTGGAGAAACATTGGGATACTTGCCCTTCTTGCATACGAGTGGGGTCAGAGACCTAAAGATATTACTCTTCTTGAGTGGACAGACATAGACTTTGATAAGAAGATGATTACAATTAGACAGACTAAGCGAGGTGAGACAGTTGAGTTACCTCTTGACAGTAAAATAATGAAACTAATCCTACAGCAGGGTGTTGATTGGGATTGGCAACCCTATGTTCTACCCCATCAGAGACCTTCAGACGGTGCGTACAGACCCATACCGTCAGGTCAGGTATCTGCCCTAGCGAATGAGGTTAAGGCAGAGTGTGGGATACGTAGTGACATACATATGGGAGACTTAAGAAAGACTGCGATAGTAGAGATGATAGAGAGTGGGGTAGATGCATTAGCAATCATGCATGTGACAGGACATAAGAATGTCCAAAGTCTTAACCCCTACAACAAGAAAAATTTAGGCACTGCTAAGGCGGCACTAGAGATGAGGAGAGGTTAATGTTAACAACAGCACTTGTATGTTTAGCTATGAACGTATACCATGAAGCTAGGTCACAGTCTACAGCAGGTCAAATTGCTGTAGCACAGGTTGTAATCAATAGGGTAAATGATACAAGATACCCAGACAACGTGTGTGATGTCGTTACACAGGGAGTAGTACATTCAGGTACTACCCTACCTGTAAAACATAAGTGCCATTTCTCATGGTACTGTGACGGTTTGAAGGATGAGCCAACTGAGGACAAAGCATGGGCAAAGGCTTTGCTTGTGGCTGTAACTGTGCATGATGGTAAGACTGTGGACATGTTGGATGGTTCAACACACTACCACTCCACCTCTGTGTATCCTGATTGGGCAAGCACAAAGACGAGGACATCAAGGATAGATGACCACGTATTCTACAGGTGGGAAAAATAACTTGACTTTAATAATGAGGAGTTTAAAATGGCAGTAGTTAAGTGGGGTGTAGAACATTGCACAATGTGTGGATACATTTTAGATGATGATTTGGATTGCCCTGAGTGTGAAATATGTAATGGAGAAAAGATGGAAGATAAATTCGATGAAGTAAACAAACCACCTCACTACACTATCAGGGGTGGCATAGAGTGTATAGATTATATTCAACAGGTGTTAGGTCCAGATGGTTTTCCCTACTGGTGTTGGGGTAATGTTATTAAGTACCAACATCGACATCCATATAAGGGTAAGCCTATACAGGACATGGAGAAGGCAGGGTTTTATTTAAATAAATGGATAGAGACTAAGAAGGGTATGAGAAAATGAGTGACAACCCACATCAGGCATGTCCATACGAGGACTGTGGTTCATCAGATGCATTCAACTGGAATGACGATGGGTATGGGTTCTGTCACAGTTGTGGGGAATCCTACCCCTCTAAGAAAAGATTGAGTGTACACAGTTGGGTACGAGAAAGCTACCCTGTAAAACAGAAGGTGAATGTAATGCAAGTAGAAGTTAAAGGTATGACGTTTGATAACATCAGGGGTATCAACCCAGATGTATGCAAACTGTATGGCATACAGATACAGACAGGTGCAAACGGTGAGCCTGTACGGTACGCATACAAGTACCCACACACCGTTAAGTACAGAGACTACAACGATAAGTCTAAGACTTGGATAAAGGACAGGGGTGTAGGTATGAATCACCTCTTTGGACCTGAGTTTAACTCCAACTCTTCCAACAAGATATACATAACAGAGGGGGAGTTTGATGCTGCAAGTCTCTACCAGATACTAGGTCAGAAATACTTTGTGAAGTCACTGCCTTCTGCGTCTATTGGTGAGAAGTTTATCAAGCAGAACTATGATTACCTCAACTCTTTCAAGGAGATAATCTACGCAGGGGAACTTGATGATGCAGGTAAGCGTAGTGCAGAGAAAATATATGAAGCATTCCCTACTAAGCTATACTACGTACCTATGTCTAAGTATAAGGATGCTAATGAGTTTCTAATGGCAGGTGATACTGATGCACTAAAGTGGACTGCACTGAAACCACAACGCTACTCACCTGACAACTTCTTTTGTTCTGATGAGGAAGTTGAACAGGCAATACGTGATGAGAGTCCCTATCAGTACACACCAACAGGTCACACAGGACTTGACGATAAGATTAGGGGTATAGTTAAGGGTGGCTTGACCTTCCTTAAAGCACCAAGGGGTACAGGTAAGACAGAGGTAATACGTTACTTTGAGACAGGACTTCTTGCTAATCCTGACACACGCATAGCCCTGCTGCACATGGAAGAAATGAAGTCTACCACCTACAGAGCTATGGCTACATACAAACTTGGTGTTAATGTTAGGACTAAGGATGATGCAATAGAGAATGGTATCAGTGAGGAACAGGTCATAGCATCTGCACTTGAAGCTACTCAGGGTGAGCGTACCATAGTCTTTGAGATGAGGTCACACGATGACCCACTGAAACTGCTAGAGTACACAAGGCTTGCCTCTTCAGTCTACGGTGCAGAGTATATCTTTGTTGACCACGTACAGAGACTCGCCTACCTTAGTCAGTCTGGTGTTGACGGTGCTACATCTGTACTCACATCACTTGGAGCTAGGATGGCACAGTTAGCCAAGGAGTTGAACATAGGTGTGGTATTTATATCACAGGTTAATGATGATGGTAGAACAAAGTATGCATCCTCTCTTGAGGAAGAGGCTATAATATGCATTAAGATTGAAAGGGATGTTGACAGTGAGGATGAAATCATTCAGAATACAACTAACTTTATTGTTGATAAGAATAGACCCTTTGCTAAACTAGGTAAGGCAGGTAGTGTTTACTATGACCCTACAACTACCCTGATTACTGAGGATACAGGGGGTACAGAAGATAGGATGGTTGCATGATAATATTTGACGTAGAAGCAGATGGTTTACTTGATAGTGCCACTAAGATACACTGCTTATCTTACATAGATGGTGAAGATAGAAAGACGCTCCATAGCTATGATGATATGAGACATCTGTTAGTAAATGCAAAAGGTTTGCTAGGTCACAACATTATACGGTATGATATACCACTGCTTAATAAGATACTAGGTATTAAGATTAAGGCTAGACTGTTTGACACACTACCTATGTCATGGGTGCTTAACCCAACAAGAAGTAAGCATGGTTTAGATAGTTTCTTCCCTGACTTTGGTATTGAGAAACCTAAGATAGATGATTGGAAAAACTTATCCAAAGAAGATTACGCATACAGGTGTCAACAAGATGTAAGAATAACAAAAGCCTTATGGGATAATTTGTTAAAAAGATTCTTAACACTTTATAAAACTAATAAAGAACTAGATAAGTTCTTTCGTTACTTAGAGTTTAAGATGGACTGTGCAAACGAAGCAGAGCAGCAGGGATGGAGATTAGATTTAAACTTAGCGAAGTCTTGTGTCGATAACTTAACTAAGTTACAGGAAGAAAAAATTACAGAGTTAAGTGATGTTATGCCACTACGTAAGTTAACTAAGGTTAAGACAAAACCTAAAGTGTGTCATAAGAAAGACGGTTCTCTATCTTCTCATGGAGAGAAATGGTTTGGGTTACTAGATGAGTATGGTTTACCAGAGAGTTACGATGGAGATGTAACTGTCAGTGATGGTACAGAGGAAGCTAACCCTAACTCCACTGACCAAGTAAAAGATTGGTTATTTTCTTTAGGTTGGAAACCCTGTACCTACAAGTACAATAAGAACAAAGAAACAGGAGAAGAAAAGAAAGTACCACAGGTTAGAAAGAACAGTGAGTTAACCAAGTCAATAAGGTTATTAATAAAAGATAATCCTGCTGTAGAAGTTCTTGATGGCTTGACTGTACTTCAACACAGACTAAGTATCTTCAAGGGTTTTGTTGATTGTGAGCGAGATGGTTATGTTAAGGCAGAGATAGATGGATTAACAAACACACTTAGGTTTAAGCATAAGAAACCATTGGTTAATTTACCTAGTGTAGATAAGCCTTGGGGTAAGGAAGTTCGGAGCTGCCTTATTGCACCAGAGGGTACAGTACTGTGTGGTGCTGACATGACCTCACTAGAAGACACAACTAAGAGACACTACATGAAACCCTATGACCCTAAGTATGTAGAGGAGATGTCAAGGAAAGGTTTTGACCCACACCTGGACCTCGCTAAACATGCTCGTAAAATAACACAGGCTCAAATTGATAAACATAACCGTGGGGAAATAGATTTAAAACCACTAAGAAAAGTTTTTAAAGTGGTTAACTATTCTGCAACTTACGGTATCGGTGCAGAGAAGTTATCTAGGGAAACAGGAATGGGTCAAACTTTAGCGAAGAGTTTATTAAAAGCTTATTGGGAACGAAACTGGTCAGTAAAAGCATTCTCTGAATCACAACAAATAAGAAGAATAAATAATGATATGTGGATACAGAATCCTGTGAGTAAGTTTTGGCATAGCCTACGTTATGAGAAGGATGCATTCTCTACTATCAATCAAAGCACAGGCTCTTACTGTTTCGATAAGTGGGTAGCCTACTACAGGAGTAGAAGGTCAAACATCGTAGGACAATTCCACGATGAAAGTATTAACGTAGTTAGAGAAGGAGATGAAGCTGAACATACAAGTGTGTTAGGTTGGGCGATAGGTAAACTAAATGAACAACTTAAGTTAAATGTGGAGTTAGGTATTGATGTACAGTATGGAAAGAACTATTCAGAAATACATTAAAGTACTTGCATTATAATTAGTAATCGTGTTACAATAAAATTTCAATAATTAGGAGAATAAAATGCCGACAAGAAAAGTAACATTAAAAGGTATTAGCGAATGGGCTAAAGTCTTTGAAGACAACCGTGACTTAAGGGGTTTTGAGGGTGCTTGGGTAGACACTGATGGACGGTGTACGATAAATGTAATCTTAGATGATAAAGAAATGGCTAAGTTAGTTGCTTCTAAATCTATGAAGAAGGGTAAACCAGACCAAGAAGGAAGGGGAACTACTGTAAAATTTGACCGTAAGTTTGATACTGGAAAAGATTGGGATAGTGGTGCTCCTGTAGTAACCAAGGCTGATGGTACTAGGTGGGACTACGATGAAGATGGTGTAATAGGTAATGGTTCTATTGTAGAAGTAAAGTTATCTGTATATGACACTAGCCGTAAGGATATATTTGGTACAAGACTAGATAGGGTTAAGGTTCTTGAACATATGGAGTACATTGCTCCTGATGATGAGGATGAACCTAATGTTGTACAACCCCATTCTCCACCACCTCTGACTGCAGTTACAGCAGGGAGTAAAGAAAATGCAGAAGAAATTCTCTTCTAAACCTAGAAACCTTGAGGCTAAAGAACTTTGGACACCGAAGTATAGCCTCAAGGTTATACCTAATAAACTTAAAAACTACTTTAGAAAAAGAAAACATAAGTTAGGATGGAAGAATGAAAAAGATTGAAACCCTTGTAAAAGATATGTACAAGACCCTTCAAGGCAAGGGTGGTTGGGATAATCTACATGGTTCTCACCTTGGTCAGGGTCTATCATTAGTAGCTAATCAAAGATTTAGTGAACCTCAGAAACCTAGAGGTTATCTTTCACTGTCTTCTGTTGGAACTCCATGTAAGCGTAAGCTATGGTATAAGGTAAATAAATCTGGAGAGGGTGAAGCGTTACTACCTAACACTTTACTTAAGTTTTTCTATGGTGATATGATTGAGGAGCTTGCACTGCAACTCGCACTAGCAAGTGGACACTCTGTTAGGGGTATGCAAGATAAACTAAATGTTCACGGTATACAAGGACACAGGGATGCAGTCATAGATGGAATGACAGTAGACGTTAAGTCATGTAGCACCTACGCATTTAAAAAGTTTAAGGAAGGAAAGCTTAGAGATGATGACCCCTTTGGATATATTTCGCAACTTAGTTCCTACGTATATGCAGGAAAGGATGACCCACTTGTTACTAACAAAACACATGGAGCTTTTCTTGCCATTGATAAACAGAATGGACATGTTTGTTTGGATGTATATGATTTCTCTGAGGACTTAAAAACCAAAGAGAAGGAGATGTTAGAGACAAAAGACATGGTGGGTGGAGACATACCAGAGATACGTATAGACCCTATACCACAGTCTAAGACAAGCCCTAATACAAAGTTAAGTATGCAGTGCAGTTACTGTGAGTACAAATACCTCTGTTGGGATAAGGTAAGAACCTTTATATACTCCTATGGACCTGAATATTTAATTGATGTCGCTAACGAACCTAAAGTTCCAGAGGTATTTCATGACTAAAACTAGGACAGGTAAAGCAAAGGGTAGGTTAGGTCAACAAGAAATAAGAGATAGGCTTCTTAAAAACTTTCCTATCTTACACCCGGACGATATAAAATCTACAGTTATGGGAGATACAGGTGAAGATATACAACTTTCTCCTGCAGCTAGGAAACTTATACCCCTTTCTATTGAAGTTAAAAGACGTAAGGATGGATTAAAAACTGCATACACTTACGTAGAACAGGCAGTCAAGCATGGCACTGGTGAGCCTGTAGTATTCTTCAGGTCAGACAGAAGACCTTGGTTAGTTATGGTTGGTATAGAACACTACATGGATTTAATTAAAGTGTGGAGCGAGAGTAAGTGACTAAGGGAGTTTTGAAAG